ACGTGCTGGCGATGCAGCAACTGAACGACGCCACGACGCGCCAGGGCAACCTGCAAGCGACCCTGCTGGAGAACGCCCGCGCCCAGGTGGCGCTCGCGAACTCGCGCGGCGCGCTGACGGACATCAGTGCCGCCAACGCCGACAACGCACTGATCACCGCCGAGATCGAGAACGTCCGCAAGCTGATGGCGGTTGAGCAGGAGCAGGCCGAGCAGTACAAGGCGCTGGGCATGGAGAAGGAGTACGACGACGCGCGCACCAAGGCCGCTTCGTACCAGAACCAGATTCTCCAGCTTGCGTCGGCCTACCACACGCTGGGCGATTCGATCCGCACGAACTTCTCCGAGGCGCTGACGCAGGGCATCTACGACGTGATGTCGCACTCGAAGTCGATTGGTGAGGCTTTCCGGGGCGCGGCGCTGAGCTTCGTCAACTCGATCAACCAGGTTATCGCCAAGGACCTGTCGCAGAAGATCACCTCGTGGATCGTGGATCAGACGGGCGGCGAGGGCAATTCGATCTTCGACAAGCTGGCTGAAGGGCTGGGCGGCAAGAGCGGCAGGCAACTGGGTGAGGACGCGAGCAACGCGATGTGGGTGCGCTCGGCGGACGCGACCAAGCAGACCTTCACGACCAACGGCAGCACGCAGGGCGGTCCGGGACTGATGGGGGCTGTCAACACCCTCATGGGCAACTTCGGCAAGCGTGGCGGGGCTGCGATGGGCCTTGGCTCCCTGTTCAACATGGGGAACACCGCGAGCAATGACTACGGCTTCGACGCGGGCGGCGGCAACCTCGATAGCTCGACCTCCACGGGCGGCTCCGCGCTGTTCGGGCTGGGCGGCGGTGACGGCTTCTCGACGTTCCAGAGCAGCCTCGAAACCGGCCTGAATACGACGTTCACCGACCTCGGCAACACCGCGTCGAACGGCGGGTTCGGGATTGACTCGATGGGCAACGCGCTGACGACCGGCCTGAGCGGTGTGCTGGGCCAGACGCAGGACAGCTTGGGCGGGATGTTCGACAGCATCAACAGCATGTTTTCGGACGGTGGGGCTGGCGGTGGCGGCGGTATGGCGGGCTCGATGGGCGGCATGGCCGGGGGCGCGATTGGTGGGGCAATTGGCGGCAAGCAGGGCGCGCAGTGGGGGCAGATGATCGGCCAGATGGCGATGATGGCGATGATGATGCTCGCCGATGGTGGCCTGCCGTCACAGGGTCGTCGCGGCGTCGTGCCGGTGCGCAAGTTCGCGGACGGCTTCGGCATGGACGACTTCAAGCGGCTCAACCACGGCCTGATTAGCGGACCCGGAACGGGCCGGTCGGACAGCATCCCGGCGATGGTCGCGAACAACGAGTTTATCGTCAACGAGAAGGCGACGAAGGAACACCTGCCGCTGCTTTATGCGCTAAATTCCGGCCAGACGGGCTCGATCAGGAACCGCATGTCGTCTTCGATCAACAAATTCGCGGACGGTGGCATGCCTTCCGGTTTGCAATCAATTGCAAAAGGCACGGACGCGGGCGGCGGCGCACCGAAGGGTGGCAAGGGCGATGGCGGGTCCCGCTTCGTGCTGGTGGACGAGCGCAAGCGCGTGCCGCAGGCGATGTCGGGCTCTGACGGCAAGGACATCGTATTCATGCACCTGCAACGCGACGTGCCGACGCTGAAAACCATGCTGGGGATCAAGTAATGACGTGGCAAACATGGAGTGACGTACAGCCTTACCCACAGGACGCGTGGAGCGGGGAAATCCCGCCCATCCCGTCGTTCGCGGCGGTCGCCAACCTGCCGGTATGGCTGGTGCCGCCCAACTGGGATAACAGCGTCACCGAGACGTACCAGTTCCTGACGGACATCCTGGACAACCCCATCGGGGCCGAACAGCGCAACGCCAAACGGCTTGCGCCGCGTCGCATGCTCGAAGCCGAATACCTGGTCTACGACGAGTACCGCGTGGCGATGGACCTGTCGCTTCAGCGTGCGCACGAATCTGACTGGCTGCTGCCCATGTGGCACGAGGGGCTGAACTTGGTGGAGTCGCTGCGACCGGCCAGCACGACGATGAATGTCGGGGTGGGGGCGTGGCCGGACGTGATGCCCGGCACGATGATGCTGATTCTGGGCAACTACCTGACGGACTTCGAACTCGTGCGCATCGGCGGCTACGAGGGCAACATCCCCGGGCCGTGGACGATCAGCCCGAACGCCCGGTCGTGGCCTGCTGGCACCCGCGTGTTCCCGCTCAAGGTCGCACGACTCGACACCGACCCGCAGATCACCCGCACCACGTCCACCATTTCGAGGGCGCAACTGCGCTTCAGGCTGATGGAGCCGACCGTGGTGCCGCCCGCGATTCTCCAGAACTCGCTGAACGTCTTCGAGGTGATGGCGATCCCGCCCAATGAACGCGAGGACCAGACCAACGGCTACACCTACCTGCTCGACAAGCTGGATCAGCAGGTGGCGCTGCCGTTCGAATACACGACCGCGCGCTATGGCCGGGCCAGCTTGCAGTTCCGCTACACCCTGTACGGCGTCGCCGACTACTACGCGATGCTGATGTTCCTGCACGGCGTGCGCGGCTCGCGGCACCCGTTCTACGTGCCGTCGTGGAACGAAGACTTCGTGCTCCAGAAGCCGCTCATGCGCGTGGACGGGGCTATCTGCGTGAAGAAGTGTGGCTACACGCAGTACGGTTTCGACCAGGGCACCTCGACCTACATCGCAATCTTTTTCGTCGGAAAACCGCCCGTTTACCGCCGCGTCATTGCTTCGCGCGCCGAGGAATCTGTAGAATGGCTCACCCTCGATTCGACGCTCGACAAGGACTACCAGATTGAGGAAATCCGCAAGATTTGCCTCCTGGTTCTCGTGCGTCTGGATCAGGACCAGATTGAGATCGAACACATTACGGATGTGAACGGCGTAGCTGATGTGGTGCTCACGTTCAAGGAAACGTTCGAGAACCGCAACCAGCAGGCAGCAAGTAACGATGGCCCGTGGCCGATCCGGGATGTGGCCGAATGGCCGCAGCCAGACCGGTTGTGGGACACGAACCTGATGCCCGCGATGTTCCCCAACCCATAAGGCGACCCATGGCAGGCGGCTATCAGTACTCCACAAGCGAAACCTCGAATCACCAGTCCTATGAGGTCCAGCTATACGAATTCATGCGCTACGGCAAGACGTGGTTCTATGCGCAGGCGGACCGCGACATCACGATTGGCGGACCCCCGCGCCCGACCCCGAAGACGGTCAATCTCCGCATTGTGTCGGCGGGCTTCTCGTGGAACGGTGGCAACAACGCGTTCGCAGACGCCATGGGCGTGTACGACCCGCAGTCCGGCGCGAAGTACGCGGGCTGGAAGCACCGCTCATGGCACATGGGCTATATCGACCCGAACGGCGAGTTCGTCTTCGTGGACGCCTACGACAACGTGCAGACCGGTACGCCCGGCGCGACGGAAGCCGACCGCCTCGGCACGGACCTGAACCATCTGGACTCAGGTGTGACGGTGATCATCTGGACGGGCGACGAGCCCCAGTCCAACCTTACCCCGGGACTGCGCGCGGCCCTCATTCGCTGCGGCGCGCGGGGCAGCACACTCGACGCGATCCAGTACCGCAGTTCCTACATCCTCGTGGGCGTGCCGGGCGTGGGCGAGGGCAATGGCACCGAGCGGTACGCGGGCCAGGACGCCACCCTCTTTACGCCGTCTGGTGACCCCTACGCGTACACCGAAGTCACGCTGGCGGTCCAGACCCAGCCGGACCCGAACGTCACCTATGGGATCACCTACAAGGGGGTCCAGATCAGCGACGACGGGATCAAGATCAGCGGCCCAGGCGCGGACACGCTGAAGGTCACGATGCAGGCCGACACCGAGATCGCGGCGCTGTTCGTCGGCACCCCACCGAGCGGCAACGTCTGGATTCGCGTAAGGCGCTGGCAGTGGGGCAGTGTGGAGGCCCCGATTGCCGTGTACGTCGGCACGATCACGAGCGCGGACCGCCCGACGCCCGGGTCGCTGGTTATCTCGTGCGAGAACATCGGCTCCAGCTTCCAAGCCAACGGGCTGCGGCTGTGCTGGTCGCGCATGTGCCCGCACGTGCTGTACGACCAGAACTCATGCAAGGTGAACAAGGCGACCTACAAGATCACCGCAACCATCGGCCTCGCGGCCCAGGGCCAGCTTGACTGCCCCGAAGTCGGTCGCCTGCCGGACGGCTGGTTTGACGGCGGGTTCGTGGAATGGCAGATCGCCCAGGGCGTCCCCGAGCGGCGCGGCATCGACTGGCACCAGGGCACCAAGCTCTCGCTGCTGGGCTTCAGTGACGGCTTCGAGGGCGGGCAGGTGATCCAGGTGTACGCGGGCTGTGACCGCACGATCCTGACCTGTGCGAACAAGTTCAATAACGCCGACAACTACGGCGGCGTTCCGTACTTGCCCGGCAAAAGCCCGTATGATGGCGACCCGGTTTTCTAAGGATCTAAGAACATGCCAGTTATCCTGATTTACCTAGCGATTATGGTCGTGTGCATGGTGCTGTCGGTGGCACTTCAGCCGAAGCCCGCCGAGCCCAAGCCCGCCTCGCTTCAGGACTTCTCGCTGCCGCAGCCGCAGGAAGGCACGCCGCAGTGCGTCGTCTTCGGAGACTGCAACTCGGCGGACTGGATGGTGCTGTGGTATGGCAACTTCCGCACGTCCGAGGTGAAGTCTTCTGGCGGCAAGAAGTAAGGGGAGGGCGCAATGGCACTGGCTCAGGATGGGCTCGAAGACGTGCTGGTCACCACGACGCACATGCGCATGGTGCGCATCGGCGGGCAGAAGGTATGTGTCTCAGGCGGCAGGCAGTGGGCGGAACAGCGCGGGCTCGACTGGCGGAAGTTCGTGCAGCGGGGCGTGATGGCATCCGAGATTTTGGACAAGACGAAGGACGTGCTGGCTTTGCAATTGATTGCAACGGCCCGCGCAGCCGCTGAACAGGGAGTACAGGATGGCATGCGGGTTTGATCCCACAATTGGGTATCGTTACTACATGACGATGCACATGGGCCTGGCGCGAGGTCCATTGGACGAGGTTTGCCAGATCAAGGTCGGCGACAAGCTGCTGTTCACCGGCTCGCTGCGCGACAACGGCGACATCAACATCGACAAGGGCGACCTGTTCGGCGGCGACTCCGGCGAGGGCGGCATCAAGGGCAAGCTGACCGTCATGTGCGGCGAAGCGGCCCAGGGCGTGAACGGCTGGCTGCAAGGGCTGATCGGCAAGGTGCTGCCCGCCTTCCGTGGCGTCTATACGGTCGTCTTCGACGGCGAAGTCTGCGCGATGAACCCGTACCCGAAGCCGTGGGCGTTCCGTATGCGCCGCGCGCTGAAAGGGTGGATGAACGACGAGCCGTGGAACGTCACCAAGGCAATCATCTGGCTCGACCAGAAGGGCAAGACGACGAGCGGGGCAGGGTGGGAAGGTCACCTCGACCTGAACAAGATCATGGCGATGAACCCCGCCCACATCATCTATGAGTGCCTGACCAACCAGGAGTGGGGCCGGGGCCTGCCCGCGTCGCTGATCAACAACCAGTCATTCCTCGACTGCGCGGACAAGCTGTACGACGAGGGTCTGGGACTGTGCATGCGCTGGACCCGCTCCGACTCCATCGGCAACTTCATCCAGACCGTGCTCGACATGTGCGGCGGGGCGCTGTACGGCGACCGCGCGTCCGGCGAGATCACGCTGGCGCTGATCCGAGACGACTACGACCCAGCGACGCTGCCGCTGTTCGACTACAACTCGGGCCTGCTGTCGATTGACGAGTTCAATACCGCGACCATTCCGGGCGGGGCGAACGAGATCATCGTCACGTACCACGACCCGATCACCGATAGCGACCGCCAGGTACGCGTGCAGAACCTCGCAATGGTGCAGTCAGGCGGGCAGATCGTCTCGACCCAGAAGACCTATGCAGGCGTGCCAACCGCCGAACTGGCGACCCGGCTGGCCCAGCGGGACCTGCGCACCAACGCGCCGGGCCTGAAGCGGCTGACCGTCAAGCTCGACCGCCGTGGCTGGAAGATTCCGCCTGCGGGCGTCTTCAGGATTGCCGACCCGTTCCGGGGCGTCGGCGAAATGATCCTGCGCGTTGGCAAGATTGACGATGGCACCGTGCAGGACGGCACGATCACGATCACCGCCGTGCAGGACGTGTTTGGCATGCCGAAGACCGCCTTCGTGGTGCCGCAGCAGCCGGACTGGTCACCGCCTGACCCTATCGCCAAACCGGCAGAGTTCATGGCCTTCGAGGTGCCGTATGCGGACCTGCGACACAACCTGCAACCCGCCGTGTTCAACA